CGAGATATCCGAGGTTGCTTGCAACTATGTCGACCGAGCGATCATAGACCGCAATGAAGCCAGGAACTGGTCAGGATGGACACCGAGAGAAGGACTGAGCGAACTGGCAGTCCTTGAGAACTACATACCCTACGCACAGATTGGTAAACAGAAGAAACTGATCCAAGATCCGACTAAGGAGGGAGGTGATGACCAAGATGGATAGACGATCCGGCAGGCAGTATCGATACATACCGCTGGAATTCCGAGGCGAAACCGATGATAACAAAATGATGATCAAAGGTTATTTTTCGGTCTTTTATTCGGACTATGAGCTGTTCCCAGGATTCACGGAATCGATTGATCCGCACGCCTTTGATAAAACCATAACCGGCGACATCAGAGCATTGTGGAACCACGATACCAACATCGTCCTGGGCAGAACATCAGCAACGCCACCGACACTAAGCATCAAGATCGACAGCCACGGCCTGTACGGCGAAATCCTGATCAATCCCGAAGATCAGGATGCCGTCAACGCCTATGCCAGGATCAAACGCGGCGATGTGCGCGAATGCTCATTCGGTTTCGACATCATAAGCGAAAAGATCACGGAGCTGTCGAATGGGAACTGGCACAGCGACATCCTGGAGGTTGAGCTGTACGAAGTATCGCCATGCGCGTTTCCTGCATACAAAGAAACATCCATTTCGGCCAGATCCGACGAAATCAAAGAGCTTCGCAAACGAGAAGTCGCTCTGTGGAAAGCTCAAGCGAAAGCGAGGTTGAACAAATAATGGCACTGAAACAGCTAAGACTTGGCAGAGATATCAGTCTGGCCAATAAGCGCCTGGAAGATCTGATTGCAAGCGAAAGCGCTTTCCTCGATAGGCGCACTGCTCTGCAGCTCAGGGAAACCGAACTCGAAGCAGCTATTGCCGAGATCACAGATGAGTCCACCCAAGAGGATCGTGACGCCGTCGATGCAGCCATCGCGGAACACGATACCAATAAGGCGACTCTGGAGGCCGACGAGGCTGCTCATGAGAAGAAAAAGACTGATCTCCAGGCTGAGATCCAAACCCTCACAGATGAACTGGCGTCTCTGGAAAACAGAGAAACAACGCCACCGCCGGCCGGCGCACCTGCTGCTCCTGCCGCACAAGTTGAAGAAAGGATGAACATTCATATGGCAAAAACAAACAGAACCATGTTCTTCTCTGGAATCTCCATCGCAACCAGGGATGAGATCATGGCTCGCGACGAAGTCAAGCAGTTCCTCCAGCGCCTCCGCACTTTCGGCGGCGAGAAACGCGCAATCAGCGGCTCTGAGCTGCTGATCCCGGACATCCTGGTCGGCCTGCTTCGTGAGCAGCTGGAAAACTACTCCAAGCTGGCGAAGCACGTCTTCAACCGCAAGATCCCAGGCACTTCTCGCCTGACCATCACCGGCGCGATGCCTGAGGGTATCTGGACGGAAATGTGCGCCAAGATCAATGAGCTGTCGCTCTCTTTCAACCAGATCACGGTTGACGGATACAAGGTCGGCGGCTTTATCCCGATCTGCAACGCTGTGCTGCAGGATTCGGACATCAGCCTGGCCAATGAGATCATGACTGCCCTGGGCTATGCCATTGGCTACGCCCTGGACAAGGCCGTCGTCTTCGGTACCGGCACGAAAATGCCGGTCGGTATCTCGACCAGGCTGGCAGAGGAAGAACAGCCGTCCTATTGGGAATCCACCGCTCCCACCTGGACAGACCTTCACGCAACCCACATCACCAAATTCAACCCGGCGGCGATGGATGACATCACCTTCTTCCGGAACGTCATGGCCTGCTGCAATATCGCCAACTCGCCATATGCGACTGGCGGCAAGTTCTGGGCTATGAACCAGCTGACATACCAGACGCTGATCAGCAGATGTCTGCAGTTCAACGCATCCGGCACGCTCGTCGCCATGATGAACAACACCCTCCCGGTGATCGGCGGCACAATCGAGATCCTGGAATTCATCGACGACTATGACATCGTCGGCGGCTACGGCTCGCTGTACCTGCTCGCAGAACGCGCCGGCCAGCAGCTGGCGGCCTCTGAACACGTCCGGTTCCTGGAAGATCAGACCGTGTTCAAGGGTACCGCTCGCTATGACGGCAAGCCGATTTTCGGAGAAGGCTTCGTTCACTTCAATGTCAACAACGAGGATCCGACAGTCATCGCCTCGTTTGACGCGGATGTGGCGAATACCGTCGGCACGCCTTACTCGCTGCCGGTCGCTGGCACCTACACAGGAGCCATCACCGTCGGCCTGTATTGCGCCACGCCGAACACCAAGATCTACTACACCCTGGACGAGAGCGATCCGGACTACACCGACACACTGGCAACAGGCGGCATCGCCATCACCAGCACCAAAACGCTCAAGGCCATCGCCTATGACGCCGTTGGCAATGCCAGCAGCGTCTACACAGCCGTGTTCACCATCCTCAGCACCGCTGTGGCAAAGCCTTATGCTGTGCCGGCCGCCGGTACCTATGTCGGATCCGTGTCTGTCGGTCTGTTCTGCACCACGCCGGACGCATCGATCTACTACACGGACGATGACACCACGCCTACCGCTGCGGATACGCTCGTCACTGGCGCGATCCTGATCGAGGCCACCACCACGATCAAAGCGATCGCGATCAAGAATGGCGTCTCGTCCGAGGTGCTGACCGCCCTGTACACAATTACCACAGGCGACTGATTCGAGAATGAGGTGAACCCATGAGTAACGCGCTTTCGCTCCTTGCACTGCCTCACCTGAAAACGAGGCTTAACCGTCTACAATCGGACACCCGGATAGACGATGAGCTTTTGAAGCGGCTCGATGCAGCGCAGAGCGAGCTGCAGACCAAAGGCGTGAACCTCATCGAATCCGACGCAGATGATCAGCTAATCCTGGTCGACCTCGCAGCATATCGATACCTGAACCGTGACCAGCCAGGTGGAATGCCTGACTGGTTACGGCTTCGGATAAGAGAACGCTGGTTCTCGATGAAAGGACGGACATAAATGCTACTCGATACAGGTGTCTATACTGCATACAAAATAACCAACAAAAGCGCTGCCGGTAAAATGCCGGAGGACGCCCTTGTCAAGATAGGCGAGGGATGGTTCAAAGACCTGGATTTTGCCAGCACGCCGGCGCAGTACACAGACAACCTGGATCAGGTCATCATCGAACGGAAGATCAGGATTCTGCAGAACAAGGACATCTCCAATGGCTGTGTCGTCGAAATCGACGAACAGCAATATCATGTGGAACGCGCATACCACGGCATCGACGAGCTGCTGGTATACGGCCGAAGATCCGGATCAGGAGAGCAGATCACCGATCTGTCGCTGACAAAGGTGGTGGCGTACTATGCTAAGCCTTGACACTTTCATGAATGTTATTCTCTCGGCAGACGCAGACGCCAAAAAGTATAAGCACGACGAAACCGGCAACTATACAACCTGGACGCCAAAACAGCGCGTCACGCTCTGGTCAGATGGCGAGATCGAGGATGAATACTGGCCGGTCGAAGTCGAAAGGTTTACACGGCTCGATCCGGATCCGATTGTCGCAGCAATCGAAACAAAACTCAATGAAGCAGGCATCGCATTTGCATATCAGGTCGACTACGACCGCGACACCGAATACCTGCAGCATACATTCACCTGCATTGTCAGGAAATAAGAAAGGAAGGATCCACAAATGACTTATGTGGCAAAACCCATTGGCGCACGCAAGCTGACCTGGTGGCCGCTGTCGCCCAATACCGACACCGAAACAGTAGCCGCAGCCTACCAGGCAGCCCAAAAGCTGTCCAGGCTGATCAACATCCAGGTGACCCCGGTCTTCGCTGAAGGTGTGCTGGAATCGGACGACGGAATCGAGGACAATATGTCCATGATCGTCGCCTACGATGTTACCATCAACGCCTCGCAGCTGACCGACGCTATCCGCGCCACGCTGCTCGGACACGCCATCGATGCCGGAGGCGGCATTCTGACAGCTGGTGGCGACGTCGCCCAGGAAGGTGCGCTGGCCTGGGAAGAAGAACTGTCGAACAACACCGCCGGCGCTACGACAAAATACAAGAAGGTTGTGCTGTACAAAGGCAAGTTCAAAGAATTTGCCGAAACGGCCAACACCATCACCGAAGGTGGCATCACCTATCAGACACACAATCTGACCGGTCGCTTCTACCGGCGAGTATTTGACAAGCACCTCAAGTACAGCATCCGCGAGGATTCGCCGTCGGCAGACGCCAACAAACTGGCTGCCTGGTTCACAGAGCCGCAGGAATATGGCGATGCCCTGGCTGAAACCGCCGTTATCCCTGTGGCTGATCCTGAGGCCGGAGCGGTCGCTGCGAATTCCACCGTCG